TGTGAGCATCAAGCGTATTGCGGAACGTGCCCAACTCTCTAATTTCGTGGCGCCAGGGATTATACGTCGACGGGCGCCATATTGAGAATGGCTCACAGGTGGCAATTTTCAGTAGAACCTTATCAGACATGGTTTGCTCAATGATGTACCGAAGGATTGTCATGATTTTTTCTCTGTGATGCCCAGATCGAGGAACTCTGCTTCGAGCTGTGTCGTGGTGACGAAAATCACATCCATGAGATCCTGAGGGGATTTGCCCTTGAGGAAGTCATTGATGCTTCTGTTGTTGGTTGGCGTCAGCTTAGGACCCGACGGCACAGGAATTGGCTCAGGAGTGACCTTTGGCTCTGGGGTGGAACCAGCAGGCGTGAATGCTTGCACAAGCTCCTCAGTGGCCTGGAGCATGGGAGCCAGTAGCTCGAGGACCTCAGGCAGCGTTGCCTTGTTGGACTTGGCGCTCTTGAAGATCGACAGGAGGATCTGGTTGATCTTATGGATGCGGCTGAGATTGGTTGGGTTATCAATCGGCATTGGTTTGTCCTACTTTGACTTATCCTGAGAAGGTGCACTCAGGGTGCACAAGATACGGCAGTGCCGTACACGCTGGAGCGCAAATTCTGGGTTTATACGCTATGTCGTAAATTTTGGATTTTTGCGACGTATGGTAACACATATGTTCTAATAACCCGGTTTACAGAACACACGTATTGCTCACCCGGGTTGTGTGTATTCCTCAAACAGTAAACCGATCTGTCCGAGGAAACCTAACAACTCCGTTCTTCACGTATTTCATATGCGTGAAGTTTCAATCGGTCGGGCCCTCACTTTCAATCGGTCGGATATGGCCGGATATGACCAGTTAATTGAACCAACCGGCCGTATATGACCAGTTAGTTGAACTGTATTACACCACTATGGTGTTTGATCGCGATCGTGGTCATTGCCCGAAAATGCGTCAGGATTTCTGGCAAAGCGTGGGAACGCGATCATTTTACCGCTTTCTAAAAGTGGGCCCATCAGGTTTGATCCTGATGGGCCCTAGTTACATGCGAGACCTGGGAGGGTAGCCATCAGCACGATAACCGAGGGGGGGAGGAAACCTCGGCTATTCCGGTATTATGTAGGATTTGTAGGAGGCCCCGGGTGTGGGTGCAGGGCCCCCTACTTTCACTGCTTGTCGTCCTTGACGATCTGAAGGAGGAACCAGATCAGAAAGACGATTGCAGCAACTGTTAGAACGGTGCTCAAAACCACGAAGAGTAGAGGAGCACCGAAGAATCCCATTGCCAGGATCACGGCGAACGCTACGGCTTTGAACCAGTCGCTCATTTTGAGAAGTTGAAGATGGACACAGGAGCTGCAGCAGCGGGTGCTGCTTCTACTGGTTCAGCGGCAGCCTCTTCGACAATCTCAGCCTCTTGGATTTCATTGGCTTCGGTAAACGGGTTGGCCACAGATTCAACAGGAGCAGCGACTTCCTCTTGAGGCGTTTCGACGACCAATTCAGGTTTCTTTGTCTTGACTGCCTTGCGAGGTTTCGGCGGGGCTTTTGCTGCTTTTGGTTCACCGTGAGCAGCAATGAGGATGATCTCGTCCTCAACTTCGTCTGAGATCGTCTTGTCAGAGGAGATGCTCAGGACAGCTGATAAGGGGGAGGTATGGTCAAAACCGACAGTGATGTTCATCCCCGGGTTGATGTTGATCTGGCTCGACACATAGGCCTTGATGGCTTCTGTGATCTCGACTTGGTTCATGGTGATTTGCATGGGTTATGCTTTCAATCTGTTGAGGGTCTCAAGACCGTAAAGAGCGATGAGAGAAGCTTCGGCTCGACCGTCATCTTTGACTCGGCCGTAGCTCTCTGAGTTCGCAGGAAATCTGCGGGAAGCGAGACCTCTGCTGACCCCTTTGTCCTTTGAAAGCTTGAAATGCTTTTTCCAGAGTTGGGGCGTGACGTAGTGGACTTCGTAGCCATGGCCAGCGAGGGCCATTTGAACTGTGCCGTAGTGCTGACCGAACCGGAACATGGAGGCTACCCCTTGTCCTGGACGGGCAGCGACGAACTCCAGCATGGCAATTGAGCGCCCTTCCCAAGTTGGGGCGAGGAGCCTGGCAAGACCATGTAGATCGGTTTCATTTCGACCCTTCGGGTTAGGGGCAGTTGGCATATCATGGACAGCCAGCTTCCCGGTAACCGGGTCCAGCAAGGCGATTGCCCCACTGAACCCTGGATCGATACCTACGAGCATCTGTTGCTTAGACCGCGAACAGAGACTTAGCAGGAGCCGGTGCGGCACCTGGTGCAGCTGCTGGACGCCCTGGAGCGCCAGTGTTGCCTTCAGCACCCTTGGCACGCATACGAGTTTTGCCTTCGTTCTTGGCTACCCACTTTTGGTAGAAGGCAGCTTCTTCGATGCCAGCTTTGACTTCGGAGACAGTCCGCAAGCTCGGATCGTGATAGAACTTGTCGATCGTGTTCTCGTCACGAGTTTCACCGGTTGGTGCGTAGGAGCCATCAGGCTGCTTTGCAGTCTTGTCCACGTTCTGTTTGACGAGACCAACAGTGACCTGCTTGCCGATGAGATCGATCAAGACAGGGACATTCTGCGGAAGATCCTTTCTTGCTTCGAAGTCATAGAGCGAAACGATCTTCTCTTCGATGTTGGTAGAAGAGAGAGGTTGGCCAGTGATCAACAAGCACAGGTCATCTGCAGTTGTGAAGCCAGGGAGAGGCTGACGTTTGGTTGCGTCATTCTTGTCCTGGTAGAAGTTCTGGCCATTTTTGTTCATGACCCAGAGGGATTCACGGACTTCCATGCCACCGATATCCAAGTGCACAACGACAGACTGCGCGTTGGAGCTGTTGGATTTACCAGCATAGGCCAGTTTGACCGTTGCAGGGTATCCGCCTGTTTCCAGGACACCACCACCACCGAGACGGTCTACTGCATCTTCGAGACCGTCAGAGGTCACATTTGCAAACATATTCATGTTTATTCCTTCACTTTTTGAGGACGCTTTAAGCGTAATATTCGTTGAGGCGCTTCAGGAGCAGTCCTGCATCGTTGTTCATGAATGTCTCAGCCGTCGTGAACATACCCATGGGAGAGCGAAGTCGTTCTCCAATCGTGGCCTTGGTCAGTCCGGTCTGAAAGACGTGCTTGAATCCAAGCAGATGATCTTGCTCTGTCAGGGTGAGCAGACCAGAAGAGTAGCCTTCGAGGTCCTTGAGTGAGACCTTCTTTGTTGCAACAACAGTTGAGAAGTACGCTTCAATGCCGTTGTTTTTCAGTGCGCCTTTGACAGGCACAGCTGTTTTCATCTCCATTGCTTTTTCATCAAGCTCGGAGCGTGTGTGGCCAAGGATAATCACCGACTTGTCAGAGGCGGCGACTTTCTCCTGCATCAGGACTTTGAAGAACTGACCGTACTGGCCCCATGCCTGCATTCCATTGGTGGAGGGCAGCACATACTGAGTCTCGAACATGTCCATGAGGAACGTCAGAGTGTCGACCACGATGATATCGAAATCGGGGCTGTTGAGAGCATGATCAAATGCTTCATGGACCTGGTATGGGTCCGTGATGACGAATGTCTTGAACTTGTTTTTGAACGGCAGTTTCTTGCCGGACTCGCAGTTCAGGTACATCACCCGTTCGTGGTTAGGGAGGTCGATCAAGCTGGCTGACTTGCCAGTACCGGATTCCCCCGCAATCAAGACGAGTTGATCATTAAAATTTTGAGACATAGTGCGTCCTTTCGATCTGGCGGATTGAACCAACCAGAAAAAACAATCAATTGGATATTTGGGAAATATCCGTGGATTATATCGCGGGGATTAAGGTGTCACATATCCTAGATAATATATCAAGGAGACGAGTAGATCTTTTTCGCTACGGTGACGAGAATCGTAGATCTGATCTCATCTTCCGTAAGAGGTGAGTTCATACGAGCGTTGAAGCTGAGAACAGATTGCTCGACTTGGGTCAGATCCATACCGCCATCAACCAGAGCCAAGGCGTACTTGATCATCTGGTTGTTTCGGTTGCCTGACGCCATCCGCTGAGCGAACCAGCGCTCGAGATTATCGAGAGACTCCAGTTCACTCATAGAGTTGCGGTACTGTTCGTTCTTCGTGGTCTTTGGGATGAACTTCAAAGAGTCGAGGAGGTCCCCGTCATTGTAATGATGGGTGCCACCATCGAATGTCATCCACTTGCGGGCACGCTGGTTTGCTTGCTCGTCAGCTTTGAATGGCAGCCAATCCATGACGTTGTTCATGAACTCTTTGTAGTCGTCCTGATCCAGTGTCAGGACATAGTTGATCGGCAAGATGACCCGGAAGCGGTTCACTTCAGGTGTGTGACGCTTCGTGGTGTGGGTCATGAACTGGTAGTCTTTCAGGAGGTCGTGAACTGTTGCCAGTTGCACATCCCCATCAAAGTCGATGACGACCATGTTGAAGCCCTCGATCACATTCTCCTCGGCACGGTGGCCTTTGGTGAAGTGGTGATTTGCCCAGTGCATGTCCTTTGCTTGGGTCAACAGGTGCAGCTGCTTGAAGGCAGCTTTCTCGGGTTGATAGTTGTAAGCAAAGTGGTCCGAGTACGACAGACGCATCTCGTCTAGGTTGGTCTCCTCAAGCGTGTCACCTGAGAAGAATTCAATACCATCCACGAAAGTTTTCCGAATGAGGATGTGCTGCTTGTAGCCCCAGGCAGTCGCCAGGGTCATCATCTCGTTGCGTGCAGCCTGGCCCGACTTATAGAACGGAAGGGCTTCGTGCAGATCAGCGTGGGTCAACTCAGTGTCGTTGGCCGCAATGTACTTGGCCAGCTTCACGTAGGTCTTCTCACGGTTCATCAGCTTCTGGAACGCAACGCCACTTTCCTCGACCAGTTTCATGGAAGAGTGCAGGTGGGACATTGTGATTTCGGAAGACTCATCGACAAATGCCAATGCGCCGGCCAGTTTGATGCACTTGAAGTACCGGTGAGACATCTCCGCTTTGCGGATATCCTCATGATCGGCCATGCGATCGGCAAGGTCCTCACACTCAATCTTGTAGGTGAGCAGCTCGATTGCTACGTCGTCCTGGACTTCCATCTCCCAGCCATACTTTGCTGGGTCAGCGAGAAGCGCGAACTGATTGGTCCATGCGTTTGTAGTGGCAGTGTTTCTGCTCTGTGTAAGCCGCTTGTAGATCTCGGCAGGCGACAGAGAGGCGGAAGCACGTTCATGCTCACCCCATGCAAACAGGCAGCGACGAGCGTAGCCTATCTCCAGGAAGGAGTAGAAGTGATCCTCAGTGATGCCTCCGTCGAGAAGCTTTGACGGTGTGCCAAACAACAGAGCGTTGGTTGGGGTCTTGCCCTCAAGCTCTTCGCCCCGGGTGTTCTCCGCGGTATTCTTGATGAGCTTCTGCTTGACCTGTCCTTGATCGTAAAGCTCGAGGAAGACGTTGAGAACATCTGTGGAGCCAACAAGATTGGAACCAATCTCATCGATCTGGAGATTGATGGCGCCGCACTTTGCCAGGAGAAGCTTCTGGCGCATCTGCTTGACGGCTGCTGGAGTGCCTGAATCGAAGGTGAAAGCGAGTGCGCCTGCATCCATGAATTCCCGGTCAAGCTTCTGCTTTTCTTCCTCTTCGGTCTTGCCTGACATGGCTGCACGTTCGAGAGCAAGACGGGCGAGGTGGCCTTCAGAGATTACCGGAAATGTGTCTTCCATGAAGCGTTTGCGGAAGCCAGCCATGAAGTCAGTTTCCATAATACTTATGGAATGGCCTTTTCCAAAGCCGGACGTTGCCAGGGCCAGTGCATAAACATTCACTGGGATCTCTCCCCGGTCCTTTGTCTGGATCGTGGCACGCATTGAAGCGGCCATCTTGGAGAGGAAATAGGCAACCTCAACACGGAAGAAACCACGGTCGGTTTTCTGGGCTTTATTGCAGAGGATTTCGACAATTTCCTCGATCGCAGGGTGGTGGTCTACAGTGTTAAGATCGATCATTTTCAGGGTACTCGTCTTTCTGAGTGCATTCGGTAAAGCCAGGGCAGTAGCCACAGGCTTTCACCTGGCCGGGAACTGTTATGACAACGCCTTTTCCCGCCTTGTTGCGGTGGGCTGCAGCTGCGGGGTAATTGGCGAAGTTCTTTGTAGATCTTCCACCTTGTGTGGCTTTTGCGGGGTCAGCGTAGAACTTGTATTGCGGGTCAGATTTCCAGAGATCTTTGTCAGAGCACCGGATCACTTCTGGTTCTGGGAGGTTCTGGTTGGCAATGATTTCCCGGACCTTGAGACGCATCCAATTCTCGGTCTCTTTGATGTTCATCATCTCCACTTTGAATTCGACAACCCGCTCTTGGGGGTAATCTCTGCTGGCTCGGGCCATGGACCTTTGCCAGTCGGTGAAGACGTGCTGGATACGCATGATGTCAGAGGTCACCTTGTCTTGGCTGATCCAACGATAGATCGAGCCCTGAATTCGGTAGTCCTCTTCCTTCGAGCGATTGATGTAGGCGTAGACGGATGTGGTCTTGGTGTCGTTCAATTCGCCCATGATAATCTGGTCGAATTTGCCCGATATGATGATTTCCACACCATCAACTGTGATGGATTTGAAAAACCGTTGCTCGAGATAGACGGGAAGGTCCCCGTCTTCGACGGTCTCAGGGTTGATCCTGACACGGTCGATGACTTTCTGGGTGTACCCCAGCTTGAGCATGGCCTCTTGGTAGCCATGGGTCCAGGCTCCCTCGATGCTGTCATGGATAGCGCGGCCCAATTGGGAGGGGATCATGTCAGATACGTCGACAGTCCGCTCCTTCATGGGCACACGATTTCCCAGGACAAGCTGGCGGGTAGGCTTCAGCAACGAGGTGGCCGATATCACGTTCTTCCCAGGGAACTGGTCTGCGCCATTGGCGTAGTCGTCATGGGCAAGCCAGACGGACATGCAGAGAGACAGATCGGAGTTGTTGGTCATTACGTTCATGGATCACCTCTTGGTGTTGCAGAAGGAGGCTTCAGCCCCAAAAAAAGACTCAGGAGTCTAAAGATTCTGGCTGCATGTCGTGGAAAGCCCGGCGAGGCATGTGACCCAGGTAGCTGATGTTCAGGAACACCAGGTCTTTGGTGGACTCACGGTCGACACCCATCTCTTCAAAGAGACGTTGTGTGATGGCGAGCTGAGCGTTGTTCAGGGCCGCAGCTGTGATCTTCCGTTCCTGGAGTTCCAACACGATATTCATCGTGCGTCGACGGATTGCACCGTCACGCTCAAAGTTGGCTTCGACCGAGGCGATGTAAAAATACATGGCACGGCTTTGGACTTCAGACTTAGACATTGGGGAATCTTTCTAGTTGATTATCGGGGGATAATATCAAGCGGTTTCAGCACAGTATTTCAAGTGATGTTTATAAGCAAGATCGTTGATAGTTTCACTTGATGCTTCGATTGGGAGTGTCATCTCCGCTGACCAATCAGGGTAAAAGACCCCTAATTGCCCGCTGAGTTTGACGGCATCATGTTGGATATCTGGGTGATCTTGCCACTGCACAGCCTCGACTAAATGCTTGTTTACATAGCGTAAAACAGGCATCGCATCAGGGATGACGTAGTAGCCTGCGTCATGGATTTGAGCGCAGGGCCGTATATCCAGGCGATATTCACCAGATCTAACGACCTTCATGAACTCTTTGTGGGCCCGGCTATTGAGGAGACACCAAGACTGTCCCAAAGCATTGCCCGCTGAGCGACCTTCGGCCTCTGCTTCATAGGGTGTGCCTCGGTTTCCGAGGATGGTCTGCTTCAGCAGAGGGGTCCGGACTTTGAGACCAAAGGCACCCGTGATGAAACCGGTCTTTGAGGCTTCATGGATGCGGGCAGCAACCCACTCGTCTGAGACCCGGTACAGCTCGTGGTACTGGTTCTCGATGTGGCGTGCCAAGGGCTCGGTGAACCCTGAGTTGTTGATCAGGGTGATGTAGGTCCCTTGGTAAGTGAGGGCAAAAGTCGGAGCTTTAGAATCCTGCCGTTCATTGGGGTATTTCTTGCCGATCGAGTTGATGCTGGCCACTGAGTCTGGATCAATGTCAGACATCCGCTCGGTGAAATACGAGTAGGCCCTCAAAGAGTGCCCGTCATACCCATCCGTGTAGACCTTCAGCTTATTGGGATCGTTTGTTGTGAGAGCTGAAATCTTGTCCTCAAGGGAGTCGAAATCCAGACCAATAAACAGAAAACCAGGAGGGGCTTTGAAACACTTCTTGACCAGCTTAGCCCATTTGCCTTTGGCCGGTAGGTTCTGCAGGTTGGGTCCCGATGAGGACAGGCGACCGGACAGAGTTCCACCAAGGTTGAAGTTGCCAAAGAGCCAGTGCCAACCATTGTCATCCGGCGCCGCTTTGAGGAACGCAGGAATGAAGCTGGTGAGGAGCTTATCGACGCCTTTGAACTCCAGCAAAGCTTGCAGAAACTCCAGTATCTCTGGATCCTCTGTGTGGTTCAGAAGCTTCTCGAGAGTTTCCCCTCCAGTGGCCGGCTGCTTTGTATCGGTGAGATCCAGAACAGGCAGGTCAAGCTGCTCAAAGAGGAACCGCTGAAGCTGCGGGCCCGAGTTGGGATTGAAGGGTACATCGACATCAGCAAGCGTGATGCGCTTGACCTTGTATTCTGCGTTCTTCTTGAGAACTAAGGCCTCATTCTCCGTGTAGAGGAACTCCTGCAGGAGAATGTTGTTGTTCATCTCAGCGACAGCTTTGTCGGAATGAGTTTGCAACTCGATCTCGAGACGCTTTACCTCTTCCATATCAATGGGAAGGCCAGTGAGCTGCATCTGGATTATGTCCCAAATGCAGGGCTGGAACAGCTCGTTATAGATCTCGAGCTGCTCGTCCTGGACCATGGTGGGCCAGTGCTTGTTGAAGACGAACCAGGTGGAAAGGGTATCCACCAGATTGTACCGCAACAGGACGTCCAAAGGTATCATGGTGATATCTTTGATGTCACCCACAGCGTAGTTGCCTGCGAACTCCTGGGCCTGGTCTTTCAGACCTAGTTTGTTACCGGCACACGAGTTGGTGGCGAGGTATGTGATGAGCTTGGTGCAGTGCCAGTTGTTGAGAAGAACTGCTTGGCCATCTAGGAGACCTTTCGTGTCGAGGAGGTCATCCATAAAGAGTTGATAAACAAGCACATAGACATCAAAGCTGATGTTGTGCCAGATCATCTTATGTTTGAAGGCGCGGAAGAACTCCTTCAGCAACTCTCGCACAGGCCCATTGACTACGGCTCTGCCGTAGGGGGCTGATGTGGCACCGGGGATTGGCTCATAGTCAACTGCGAAGGAAACACCTTCGCTCTCATTCCATGCAAAGCTGATGGTGCCTATGCCGGCTTCATGATGCTTCAGAGAGAATGTCTCGATGTCTGCCGATAGAGCGCAGTTCATATCCAACAAAAGCTGGAGCCAGGATCTGATGTCAGCCGTGGTTGAAGGGTAGGAGCCAGACTTGATGATCTCGTAGCCCGGGGGAAGGTAGGTATCCTGCCGGTGCATTGCGAGAGCACGCAGGGCAGCACTGATATTCGTTTTGATACGGTCTGGATCGTAAAAGATCGTCTTGTAATTTGGGCAGTAGATGACCTTGAAGCGGCCACAGACACTATCCAGAACGTATCCTAGAGCAGCATCTGCTTTGGGGGATTTGGTGAGGGTTTTGAAATACTCTGCATCACAGGTGACGAGGTATTTGACATGCAGATCCTCCAGAATTGGGAGGAGCTGCTCGAGGTACTCCCGTTGGAGTTTCACTGGGGTCTTCTTGCCCTGTTGGAACAGGTCATAGGCCAGCAGGTGTTCACGCTCATTATCGAGAAACGGCTCGACATAGTGTCGGTCGATATCTGCCATATGTAGCGAGGGGACAAGGAAGCATATCTCGTAAGAGTTGCGCTCTTGCTTCGTAAAGGTGAGATATTTCATTAATATATCAACTGGTTGGCTGTGTAAGCGAGGGCTATTTTCACAGCTTGTTCAAATTGGCGGTGCAGCACAGGAGTGGACTCCAGGAGGTGTCCCTCTTCTCTGGATCTTGCCAGCGACTGCAGCTCGGGGATGTATCTGATCAAGACTTCAGGGAATGCGTCCCGTAGATCCTGCTTGTCGCGGCATCGAGGGAGAACCACAGTCAGTGACTGACGGAGTTTCTTGATGTCGCGTTTCAAGTCATCACGACACTGCCGATAGAATTCTGCATCATCAAAGAGCGAGAAATGGATGGGGGAGATTTGCGCACCACGCAGATAGAAGGGCTTCTTGAGGCAGTAGGTTTCGCCCCCATGGAGGAAGCCATCTTCGTGGCCACCAGCGGTGAAATTCTTGAGGATCAATGCCTTTAGGATAGCATCCAGGCGACGCCATTCAGGCATGATCAGACCAGAGACCACTGGGTCCAGGAGTTCCATGACAGGGTTGACGTATATGGGATTGCGATATTGGGCAGACATTGGGAAACTCCTCAATGGAGGTGGGTTTAAGTGAAGTCGTCGTCCTCCCAGTCAGGGTGAACCCAAGCAGGAGGACCGAACTCACCAAGGGGATTATGCTGAGCGGCAAACTCGATATCGTCAGCAAGGATCAGGGCGTAATCGGAGGAGATCGTCAGCGTGATCTGGTCGTAGTCATCAAGTGCGAGAGCTCGCAAGATGTCTGGAAACTCTGACCGGACAGCGAGGCAGTCCCGTTCAATTTGGGACAAATCGGCTATCTGATCGAGGCCGAACAACTTCTCGAGGTTGGTCATAACTTCTCCATTAAAAGAGGCGATCTGGAAGCTGGCCAAACAAGAACAGACGTGTGGTTGCACGAGAGGCACCGACGTAGAGCATCCGTGCCAGCTGATCTTCCTTGGTGCATTTGCCGATGTTGCCGAGATCCAGGAACACGGACTTGTAGGTGCTGCCCTGGGCCTTGTAGACGGTGGCCGCATCCTTCTGACGAAGGTCAGGGAAGTTGTTCTTGAGGAAGTAGAATTTCGTCCAGTCTTTGATCCTGGCGAAGTGCTTCATCATCGCTTTGTAGTGATCCGTATTGGACGGGATCATCACGGAGATGGGGGAACCACCAGGTGTGCTAAGTTCGACCCGATAGACATCGATCGTGGCGTTAGGGTCTGTGGCATCGAGAGAATGGGGTGCAGGCGTAGAGAGAACCTTGTTGACTGTGAGTTCCTGCTCAACACGCAGAAAGGTTTTGCCGAGCTGGATGCCGGAGTTGTTGATCAGGACTTCACCCTCGGTGAACAGATCAGGGTAACCCCTTAGATTTCGGACATAGTCGTTATACTCTTGGACCCGGGCATTGGTGTAACAGAGCATCCGGCAGCCAGGGTTCTCGACTTTGAATGTGGTGTCGATGAACTGCTGAGCGGACGGGCCGTCGAGATAATCGATGACACCAGGAACCGATGGGAGCTGGAAGAACTTCCCAGTTTCGACGGTGTTGCGGAGACGTGCGCACAGATCAACGAGGGCAGGCTGGCCCGCATTCCTCATTGGTTCCGTCAGATTGACGAAGTTCTTGGGGTGCTTGTAGACCGGGGAGATGGTCTCAAAGACCGGTGCCATCTGGCAGTGGTCACCCAGATAGATGATTTTGCAGCTGGAATCTGTGCCGAGCAAGATGAAGTCATGCAGCTTGGTGTCGATCATCGAGGCTTCGTCAACGAAGATGAGCTGGTTCTTATGCACTTTCCAGGAGTTGGTCCGGGTGATCGAAGAGACACCTGTGGTGTAGTTGTCCACGACCTTCAGGTTCATGAAGCTGTGGACTGTCGTGGCAGGGAAGCCCGTAGCTACGCTGAGGACTTCGACTGCTTTGTTAGTCGTGGCAGTGAGAGCTACCTCATAGTCGATGGGCGTTTGCCCAAGAAGCTTGGAGGCGTTTGTGTACTCCTGGATCACGGTTTTCATGATGTGGTTCATCAAGAAGGTTTTGCCGGTGCCAGCAGGACCGGAGACAATGAACTCTTTGTCGTCTGAGAACAGGAACTGGAATATGCCAGCGACGGCTTTTTGTTGATCTGAGTTCAGACTTGGGACGATTGGGGCAGAATGTAGCATAAGATTTGAGCTTTCTATGGGGGGAGCGGCCCCATCAAATTGTGGTTCGGCTGGCTCCGGCTGAGGATTTCATCTTGAGTTCGTGGTCTTCCCGGCAGACAGAATCGCAGTAGCGACGTTCACTGACGGGTTCGCCGCAGGAGAGGCACGACCCAGAAAAGGGAATGGAGAGGGTTTTGCGATTATGCAGAGAGAGGCTGATATGCTTCTCTGTGATGTCTTGGGCTATGTCGCCAAAGTCTGCCATGGATTTATCCTTGTTAATTCTGCTTGATCTTTGGCAGATAACAAGATGATCCGAAGAAAAGATAGTCCTAATCAACCAATTCTATTTATCTAGATTGGGATCAGTGTGTTTCACAAAAAAAGACCCCCGAGAGAAACTCTCGGAGGCCGACCTTGCACAAAGTGCGGTCGAAAATTAAGCGCCTGGGATACGAAGCTTTTCGGGGTCGTTAGCTTCTGTGAACCAGGTAGGAGCGTCGCCTTTGCCAGACCAGGTCTGACGAGGGTTCGCTGGGTTGCGGTAGATGGCGGGGGCCTTACCGCGTTTAGCTGTAACACGAATTGCTGCAACGACTTCATCGAAGCCGAGCTCAAATTCAGTAACGAGACTCTGTATTTTATTCAGAGCATCACGCTTTTTGGCATCCAAGCGTTTGTCAACGAATGACTTCAGCTTGGACTGCATATTAACAAGTTCCTCGAGGGATAAATCTTTAAAATCATTGGGTTGCATCTTAAATCCTTCCCGTAAATTTAGCCAAGTCCGGTGGGTAGTAACCCGGGCCCTTCATGATCTTCATCTGATCGTTGAAAATTGGTTTGCCGTTTGCACCAAACTTAGAATCATTTGAGCAAGCGACCTCATTTAGCGCACCTTCGATGTCCATGCCAAGCATGTGAGCTACGCCCACAGACGTGACAATTTGATCGGCGAGTGCATCGAGTAGCGCAGTGCGGTCGAGATCCTGTAGGGCGATCTCTGCACCTCCGGTGTAGGCTTTGAGTTGGCGTTGGGTGAAGTCGACAACATCGACACACAGACCAAGCTGTTCTCGTACAGGAAATGTAGATCCTGCATCACGAAGAGTTTCTAGCATCTCTCCGACTTCTTCCATATGCACACCAAGCTGGGCGTGAATATTCTTCGCGTTTGGTTTTGGAACCGCAGATTCAAACCAAGACTTGATCTGGCGGATAGTGGATAATGATTGGGACTGATTAACGCTCATAAAATCACCGGTCGGTTGTTCATTATTTTGTACGATCAATGGATCAGGTTCGAAACAATGCAAAGGTTTGAATGTGGTTGTCAAGTAGGAGTTACAAAGAAATATCAAATTGATAATGGGGGAAGAGGAGCCAAAAAGATCGCGGGGACCCGATTGGGACCCGCTTCGAGTGTTTTGGGGTGTTTTGGGCGTGCACTAAATGGCACTTTATAACTGTAAAGTATGCCATATGTAGCACTGGCATAGCCCTCCGAAGGCAGAGGCCGGGCGTTCGAATCGCCCCGGGTGCACCAACAAAATAAGGCTTTTGAGAGACACCAGAGTTTCTGGGGACCCGCTTCGGGACCCGGTTCAGCTCATTTTCGCCTGTTCAGGGCCGCTACAGCGGTCTTCTGATGGTCTGGAGAGTGGTGTCCGTAGACCTTTTGTATCGTCTCAATGGATGTGGAAAAGTAACCAGCTGTGTCCCAAGTGGTGGCGCCATTCTGGAGAGCCCAGGTGATTGCTGTGTGCTTGAGAGTGTGTGGAGTAACACCATCGAAGTTGATTTTGATGCCTTTGGCGGCCGCTAATTCAATAGCTATTTGGGTAGCGTTGGCCCATCCTTTTCGGATGTCACCGATCTGATGACCCTTGTGATCTTGGACGATCATTCGGCGATTGTTCTTAGATTGTATGCGTAAATAAGAGAGATACCTTGGGGGAAGACGTGCCGGTCTCTGCCGCTTTGCGGTCTCGAGTTTGCCCTGCGGCTTTCGATAGAGAACTCCGGTCTTTGTGTCGACATGCCCTCCGCTTTTGCTGGGGGTGTCTATGCGCATGGAGAGAATCGTCTGTTTTCGGCTGCCAGTATAGAGACCATGCAGGATGAACTGGGCCAGGTGCCGGCCGTCCGCCCTGAGATTCCTGGCTCCCTTCAGAAGCCATGCCGCCTCTTGACGAGTTAGCCAGCGCTCTTTGGGAGAAGGCGACGCAGGGAGTGTGACTTTGGGTGGTGTTACGAGATAGCCCTCAGCGTGGCAGTAATTGAGAGCAGCCTGGAGAACATTCAGCTCTCGTCTGGTGGTGCCGGGTGAGGCGACAACACCGAAACGGGTCTTTCTAGAGCTGGAATACTTCCGGCATGTAGCACCAGTGATTATGGAAACTGGCTGGTCTCCCCAGAAACTATCCAAAGCATCAATTGCATACCCGATCCGTGCGGGATCAGCGACATGAACTGCATGTTCTTTGGCGTAGATATCTAGGGCCCGGGAGATGGTGAGTTCTTGTGGGCCAACCGGAGTATTCGGTTGGTATTTCAGGTCGAGATACCTTGCTAGAGCTTCTTCAGCATCTTCGCGGATGTGCGTACCTGTCGATACTCGGGTCGTTCCGTCACGTATCTGCCAGTAGGGCTGCCGCCCTGAAACGGCTCTCCAAACGAGACGGGCGCTTTTTCTTTTTGCCGGCATAATTCCATCAGCTTTTGAACATCACTCTCGAGCAGACGGAAGTTCCGCCCAATTCGTATGGTGAAGCCGTGTTCATCCGCTACCTTACGGAGGCTGTCAACGGAAACACCGAGATGCCTGGCCACAGATGTGAACTTGTGAACGACTGGAAGTGCCATCAGATCAGCTCCTTGCCTGGGCTTTTTCGTGAGCAGCCCATGCAGCATCCCGGTTGTTTTCCGGTGTTACTTTCTGGTTCTCAATGTGGCTGCGAGAAGCCGCACCACGGATGTTGTTAACCTCGACACGGGATTTCTCTGCGATGTCATGGATCAAACCAATCTCATCACGTCGAATCCACAGCCGGGGCAGTGGGATGTACCCAGCCTTACGCAGAGCGTAAGCAACTGGGTTCTTTGCTTGCATTTCAGAATCGATCACGGTGGGTTCCTCGTTAAATGTAGGGAGCAATGCAATTGCATTACCTAGTCAGGCAGCTAGTGGGACCAAGGTGTTAGGTGTGGCCATGTAACCAAGACGGTTGAAATCGAGAGTGGGAAGGTCGGTGCTACGCCAGAAGATCTTGTCGTTGCTGGTGGTGCCACCCTTGCGCATTCGCACAAAGCCCACGCCACTTTTGGCGTAAACTTCCTGGTCACGCGAATAGAGCGGCACCTCAAAGTAGGTGCCGTTCCTGCTGAGAACAGCTTTGCGCTGCAGAGGGGTGAAAAATTTGTAGGTCATGAGGTCCTCCAAGAAAATGTTGTCGGGGATTGTGATTTTGGCCATCAGGGTTTCCACTCGTTGGGAACCAACTTGCGAAACTGAATCCAACCATCGAGATTGCCGTGGAGATCAGGGCTGTTCCATTTTTCAGCGGTGCCCAGTTCTTCGATCGTCTCACCTTCTTCGTCGACCATTACACCGTCGATCAGGATAAGGTGATCAGGTGTGGCCTGATGCTCCAGAGGAGAGGCATGGACACGGTCTGAGGAGACCAGCATGTCGTAACGGGCAAGTTCCTTCGTATAGCTGGCGTCGCCATCGAAGGGCCTGTACGAGATGCGGGCACAGCGAGCTGCTGAGACGCGCTGAAGGAACTCAAGGTTGCCTACGTCGTGCACGTTGTCTTCAGACATGAGGAAAGCAGTATCTTCCTGGGAGATGTACGGCAGATGCCATTCACCTGGTTCCAGGAGATTGGGAGTGGAGTTTGTCATGGCAGCTTCGACCAACCGGGCAAGATCCTGCAGATGGGGCTCAGCGTCTTTGTGATCCCGGAGCCACAGGAAGTTGTTCCAGTCCGTTGAGGTGATCAGAACATCGATCCACATGAAGGGCTCGAGGAGACGGTTGACCACCTGCTTGTGGTAGCCAGCATTCATGAAAGCAGTGGCAATATGGTAGGTGTGAGAGGAGGCGAATTTCCAAGCAGTCTCTCTGCTGATGTGACTTCCCCTCCGGTATTTGTAGGCGTCGCCGAGGAAGACGTCGGCGGTGTTCTCTTCGTCAGCCTGCATACCCGATTGGTTCAGGCCCCAGTGCCAAGGCACAAATGGGGCGTCCATGATCTCGCAGAGCATAGTTTTGATAGGGACGGCACGAGAGCTGCGGGCGTTCCGTCCAAAGACACGGTGTGTCATGACCTCAGCGTGGATGATCCGAGGATACCGCATCCGTATGGTGAAGATATCCGGGACCCAGTCTGCGCCGCAGGAATGCTCGATGACCTCAACTTCCATCTCGGTGCCGTCGAGCCGGTATTTTTCTCCGACTTCAATGATTTCTTTTCTCATGCTGCTTCTGCTTCCATGTGTATGAGGGTCCCAAAGGGGACCTCTGCTTTGGGGTTATTCATGCAGATCCAGAGTAAAGGGATCTCTGGATTGTCTGGGATGGAGACATGGAGATCCGTGAAGATAACGATTGCCGTCGGAGCCTGGTCGATGGCGTGGTTGAAGACCTCTACGAGATCAGTTCCACCGCGGCCTGTGACTGTGATCTTCTCAAACGGGTCGTCTTTCTCGAAGTCCATTACGTCTTTGATCTCTGTGTCAAACGTGACCAGAGTGAGGCGCTCAGGCGTGAGCTCCTCTTGGATGTATTTGACTTCAGAGTTGAACCTGAGGATTTCCTGATCAGAGATAGATCCGGAAATATCCAGGTAATATATCAGATGCTCGAGACCATTGCGGCCACTGCGTCCGCGCAGGAGTGGGTCTGTATAGCGACGGTTTGGGCGTGCGTAGGAATACTCTTCAGAGGTCAACTCATTCATGTAATTTAGCAGCAATGTATCCCAAGGGAGCTTGGGATTTAGGAAGGAGTCCATGGTGAGAGAGACCTCACCAGGGATGTCTCCGGCTCCTCCAGTAATTCGGGCTGTCGCCATTGCGCCCACCACGTTGGCGACAGCCTTAGACTTCTGGTCGGGGTCAATCGGGAGAATGTCCCCGCCCAAGGAGTTCGGCAGTGGTTGCCCACCGTCTTCGCGCTCTTTGGCCAGAATGTCGTAAACTTGTTCTGTGTTCATATCCGTAAAACGGTGGTCCATCAGGAATGGAAAACCACCCATGTAATACCCATGCGCTTCCAGCATGAGATTGATTACGTGGTCGGCCGCCTCGTTCCACAGTTCCGGACACCGTCCTTGAAGACGAAGCCCGTGCAGAAATGCGTTGTGCCAGAGTTCATGCGCCAGAACAGTGACGCGAGTGTCTTTGCACAGGGTGAGATAAAACTCAGGATTCCAATAAAGTACGCTGTCACTGATGGCAGCTGTGGGCATCGTAGAGTCCCACTTGAATTTGACCTTGGCGAGCAATGTACCCAGGAAACCGGCGCCCTTCTTGAAGAAGAGGTTACCTACAGTTTTGTCGAAAAGTACGTCGATGGTTTCCTGGGTCATAGATCTATGCCTTGGTTCAATTACGTGAGGTAGGTGGTCATTTTCAGCAGGAACGCTGAGAACGCCTCATGTTCTTTGGTGAGACGTGGAAAGCGAGTTGCCATGCCACGAGAGAAGATGATCTGAATCTCCATCGAGAACTTGGTGATGTATTTCAGAACATGTTCGAGGTTCTCCTCATCAGAGTTTCCGATGAGCATCGACATCGTGGCGTACTTGGTGCTGGACTCAGGCGGAACGGGTGTTCCGATTGGATCAGCGATGATGTCAGCGAACTTAGGAAGCCGATCGTACTCTTCAGCAAAGGTCATGAACTCGACTGCATTGCCTTGACCGATGGTGCCTGCAATCCGCGGTGCCATTTGGGGAGTGATCTCTTTGCCTTTGATCAGGCGAGAGAGGAACTCCAAGGTCCGGGGACAGGTGAAGGTTTTGTCGTTGTGGTCTGGTTTGAAGTCCATCAGCTTGAGGGGCAGGTAGGACACGAAGCCAGTGACACGGCGATCGAAGTCTGCTTCGATAGCGTGCTCAAGAAAGTCCGGTAGATTCACTTCCACATCGTAATGGATCATGCGGGATTGGAGTGCTGTGGACATCTGGTTCACAACTGCTTTGTCCCCGACACGGTTGCCGGCAGCGACAATGATCACACGCTCGTGGAGCTTGTGGGAGCCGATCATCTTGTCATAGATCAGCTTGTACGCAGCGGCCTGGACAGGCTTTGTGGCTGAGGTGGCCTCGTCGAGAAAGACGCACCAACCGTCATACCCTTCAGGAATTTCATCTCCCTCGATGGGGAACATATCAAAAGGGGTGAAGGTGGCTTTGTTTCCAACACGCATGGGGAAGCCGTTAAGGTCTTCCGGCATACACTGGGAGAGACGGACGTCGATCATCTTGAGACGGAAGTCTTTGGCGAATTTCCAGACTGCCGCAGATTTACCGACGCCAGGTGCAGAGGTGAAAAGAGGAACCAGAGAGGCTGCAGCGCATTCGCTGATTTCTTCGTAGATCATCTTTGGGCTGATGGTGAACATCATAGACATTTGGGGTAATCCTTATCTGGATTGTGAACGGGTCATACTTCGATCGATGACATCAGTTGGCGTTGATAGGAGGGAGAAGGGTTCATCCAAGGCTCTTGAGGGAGCTTTCCAAGCCAGTCATGCACGGTTGGAATGAAGCCAGAAAAATCCTCACGAATATGCTGTTCGCCAATCACCCGGACGGGAATTTCTTTCCCTTCCGCAGTGGTAATGAACAAGCCGAAGACACGCTCACACTCGAAGATACCGTGTGTGTGGTGACGGAGGGCTCGGTGGCGAAAGGAAGGCTCAAGTTCTTTGGTGCAGTCGAACCAGTCATGAATGGCCTGATAGTCTGCTGGCTCTCCACCAAACTTTCGAGCTGAGGATTTGGCGTGGTGATAGGCATGGGCCATGTCACACCACCTCATCGAGGAGGACGTGTTCGGTCAAGGTGGTGTGATAATACCCATTTAAAGTGAGGGTATCTGTGACGAGGTTCCACGTAATGTCCCCGCCGCCACCCTCGTTGTTCCACCAATCGAACTGACAATAGTGATCCACCACCTCCGCAAAGAACTCGTCAAGTGGGGTGTTCCCGGTTGCGTCAATATCCCCGCTGTCACCACCACCACCGTATTGAACTTGGATGACGCCCTCTTTTTCCATGATCAGAACGTCTACGAGGAGTTCTGCGCGGAGGTTTGCACGAATTGGGTCCAACACAGGGTGAGGAGTACGGCTGGATTCTACAGGTTCGGTCATTTGATTAATCCTTATCTGGATTGCTGGTTAGGGAAGGGTGTTCAGCGGACCTCTTGAAGGAGGGCTGATTTGAGGAGCTGCTTGGCAGCATCCAGGTGACCTGCATCGATGTGCCCAATGGCCTTGGCGATATCGACTTCATCGATCCTGCCAGCTTTGGCTGATGTGGTGACCAGGTGTTTGCTTGCAGCTGCACGTTGGGCTGCGGCGCCAATGGCAGTCGAGTAAGGGATCTCGAATTTCTTGGCGATATCGTGGACGGAAGCATCGAGGTGTTTGACGACTTCTTCTGCTTCGGTCGGGTTGTTTTCATAGTTGTCCGAAGAGAGCTGACCAACAAGGCGGGCTTCTTCGAGGGTGCGTCCGAGGCGCTTCTGCATAAGACGCAGGAATCTCTCGTGCTTTGATTCTTTGATGTCGGGCATAACTATCTCCGCGTCTTACAATGAGATGTAGATATAAAAACGGGCGATCCATGAGGACCGCCCGATTGATTGTTAGAGATACATTTAGCAGATAGCCAGCAAATATTAGCTGGATGTATCAGAAAGATCAGGCCTTTTTATCTTCGGCTGTTTCCTGAGCATCGCTCTCTTTGTCTGCACGGTCATGGTCGTTGCCACCACGCCCATTGGCATCGGAGTTGTCCGACTTTTCCTCTCCTTCGACTGTGCACTCTTCGGATTCGTGCTCTGTGACAGTTGTCGTCGAGGTCGAGGTCGAGGTGCTGTCCTCTTTGCGCTCACGTGGTGTCCAATCGGAACCAGTAGAGCATGAACGCCAGCGGAGACCGAGAATGCCATAAAGTGGGCACTGAGCGGCTATGACTTCTGGTTCAACGCGAGGTTCAGCAACGCCACCAGCAAAGGCTGGAACAGCAAGCATCAGCAATGGGAGACACAAAAGTGCCTTGGGGAAACGTCTCATTTTACAAAACTTTCGGTTGGTGGGTTTGTTTTTCCTTAGAAAAACGAGGCGATGAGTTGGTATGCTTGGTGCGCACACCAGGCCATGCCGATCAGGGCGTAGAAACCGAATACGGCGACGATGGCACCTCCTCCGGACCCATAGTCATCAGGGTCGTCGTAGGGATCGTTGGGCTGGTTATTCATGAGGGAACGCAAGACATGTTTGCATCGATAGCAGCATCGAAGGCGTGCGCATAAGAAGCACGCTGGTTTGGGGAGAAGTGTGCAGGAGGCGCAAATGGCTTACCTGGTTCAGCACCGTGTGTGCGGCCGAGACCGGCAGCAGTGGTGTGGGCATGAATGCAGTGGGCGGTAAGATTCTTAAACATCTGAACGTCCTTTCGTTGGAGTTAGAGAAATAGGGTATGAACCCCCAAAAAAAGAATGGGGGTTCAAAGCAAAATAGGAGCAATGAGGTAAGCGCAGAGACCAATACTTGCACAGATGATTGCGCAAGATACGAACTCAGGGGAGCCAATTGCTCGGCGACCCTGAAGATACCCACGGGTAGAGCCATCGAGGTATCCAGCGTGGTAGGACTTAGAGATGAGCTCTTGGGTTTGGTCGTCTGGGGTAGGCTTGAGGCCACTTATCATCTGATATGATTCCGCTGATATTTACTGTGAAGCTACTCTTCACGCTAAACTATCAGATTGCAAGATCAGATTGATAAATAACCTAGATCAAATTGTTTCTAGTGTCGCATCAGTCTTACTCTCGATTGCATCAGTGATGATATTGAGAGCGGCGAGGGCAACATCCAATTCGCATTTGTCGTTCTGTTGCCGCTCGACGGCCGCAAACTGATCAGGGGCGGAGATGCTGTCTGCCAGCTTGATGAGCATGAAGGTAAGAAGACCATCATTGATGCAGGACAGGTCCTCACAGCAGAGGATGTCTTTTTCAACCAGGTAGAGATGCTTGCCGCTTTCGTAGGATGTCAGAACTGCTCGCTGTAGTTTATTGATTTTCATTAAATTGGTGCCTTACCAAGTTTTGTCTTTGACGCGCTCACCGATGGACCAGCCCGATGACCCGGCCCACATTGATTGGAAATACGCTTTGAAGTCTGCACCCATGGCTGATTTTACATTGGGTGGTATCTGGTCTGCTGGGATACGCTGAAGTCCCTGTTTCCCTTTAGCGTAGACGAGCCAGGTCTGGTGCTGCTTTGATGCACCAAGAGGCCGTTGGACTTTGACCTGGTATTTTCCGTGGTGCATGATGTCGGTCATGCCCAGGTCACCTCTGATGCGAGTTCGAAGCAGGCGTGCTGAAGATCCTTAGGAAGGTCTTTCAATGCACACCCGACTCCGAGGATCTCGATGCCGGTGACCGTGATGTTCGTGGGCTCGTCCCATACAGGGGAGCCAGGAACGCCGTAGTCAGCTTTTTCCATGGTGCAGGTGAAGTCGACGGAAACCTCCTCACCTGAGTAGGTGGCCGATGGTTCGTTGGGGTAGCACATAGTGTTCTCCTTCGGCCGGCCCGGATCAGTTCGATATTATCAAATGAAATTTTCCGGTGATCAGGGAATAGCCGTTTTTGGGATTTTTGGGCAAGCGGTGAAACTAGAATGATTCCAACACCCAAAAAAACTATCTAACTATATGCTGATGTTATGGGGGTTGACGGTTCTGCGAACAACGATATGCTGGCGCTCTTCCTGCCTTCCAAACCCCCAACCCCCCCAACTCTTTAATAACTATAGAGTCCTATTAAAGGGGAGAGAGATCCCGGGGATACATACCAAATGTAGTGTATCAATGAAGGGGGTTGTAAATACCATATAAACACAGGCAGCCGGTATATGCCGGAAATGTAGGTGTATAGGAAATCAATAAATAACGGGTATGTAAGCGCTCACACACCATAAAAAAAAAGACCCCCCCTGCAATTGGCACGAGGCCAACGACAGAGAGGGTCTGATATTTAGGATAGGGCGTAGTCCGCTTTGCGCACCTTTGAGGCGATGTCGCCTGCTTTCACAATAGGTAGATAATTACCTAGAATCTGAGAAGCGATGTAAGAAAGCAACTCTGATGCAGCGATGTCTGCCAGTATCTCATTATACTGTTGACGCAAATCGTTGCCCTTATTCGGGGAAACCCGGAAGCAGTCATGGATAGAAATGACCGGGAAGGGTGTGTCAGGGAGAGATTTGATCAAATCCTTGATTGCCGTAGGGTCAACGTGACCCATATTCTCAGCATCCAGGTGGTCAAGGATACGAGCTGAAAGGAAGCCCGAAGTCTTGTAGCGAGCCCAGATAGTCTGGACCATGGTGTCTTGCTTGCGTCCTGTTCTGGTTCCCCATTCCCAACCATGCTTTTCCTGCTTGAGGATGGACATGATAAGAATCTGAAGAGTGTCTTGGTTGTAGGAACAACGACGGTGCATTTCACGGACGATCATTCCATCGATCGAGTGGACGATGTTCGGAGAGATGCTTTTGCCTTCCTTGGTTCCGATGTTCTCATTGGTCGTGACTGCCACCGGCTCGTTCAGAAACTGAACATACTTGGTGACAGGAGTGAGGACTGGGATGTGGACGTTGAAGTTGTCCGGCATCACCCAGTCATGGGAGAGGGCATCAGCCTGCCATAGCTGCTGCAGCGCATGGTTAAGAGCCCATGCACCTGGCGCCATTTTCTCCATGGTCTCGTAGAAGACCTTGAGCAATTCACCCTCACCGAAGACCTGCTTTGGCACAGCAGTGGATGAGTAGAGGGACGTCATAATGGCCTGCTTGGTGTCGTCGTGGCTGATCTTGGCAGTGTCGCCAATCTCATCGCACATAGCCTTGTAGATAAGCTTGTAGGCGTCTTCACGGTTGCCCGAGTTGACGACGTTGCAGAGCCGTGCGCTGTCCTCACAGCCTGTCAGGCAGGAGAGGAGCTGCAAACCTGAAGCAGTGGCGTCGAGAGAGATGGCATAGCCAGTTGCTTGGCCCTTCTGAGCTTTGCGGTAGGCTTGAACACCTGCGAAATACATCGCTGGTTCTTCAGCCTGGCTCACGAGAGTTTCGAGGTCTGCTTCATTGCTGTCAGCCCAAGCGAGACGCTCGTCCCATGTGGATTTGCCAAGGCCAAAGTTAGAAGCAATATCGATCTTGAGGTATTCGATTCCAGTGAAAGTTTGCATGATAATGCTCCTAGATTTGAGGTTGATTAGAGGTTGCGTATGCACACCGATGGGATGCTGGACAGCTGTCGCACCCGGTCACGACCACCATCGTCCCAGTTTACATCCTGAACGGTGACGGCGTGATACGTGATGGTCATGCTGCGATCTCTTTCTTGAGTTCGACACCTGTGATGATTTCTTCATCAGCAAACTCGATCACTGCTTTGTTCCAGTCGTTCCCTTGTGTGTTCACATGGTAACCCTGGGCATAGCAGCGGCCGCGCTTGTCGTATCGGTGTGTGAGGTGAAACTCGTTACCCGCCATGAAGAGATGCTCCATGACGTCACGAGATGTACGATCGTATTTCTGGAAGTTCCGGACTTTGAGCGACCACTCCTTGTTGGTCTCGTTTGGTCCTTGTTGGTAGATGCCGGCCCATTCGTTCTGGATCATGCGAGCAGTTTCAGGATTGATGCACAGCTTCACCTGGTTCGCTCTGTTGATGTGATCGAGGCAGACGTCATCGTCGTGGTGGTTGTTCTTCAGCAAGATGGAGGCCTTGGAGGTGATGTAACCGGTGTCACGGTTGGTCTTCACTTCACGGGGCTCAATGACCATCGGGAGAGGATACTGGTATCTCTCGAGGTCGGCGTGTGTCTCTGCGGAGACGTCGATCAGCATGATGAACTGTCTGGCCATCTCATCCCAGCGGATCAGATTTACTTCTGATGCTTTGACGAGCATGTCGGCGCAGTCCTGGAAGGCAGACTCTCCCGTCCCGAAGTGACGGTTGAGGATACCAACCAACATGCCCACAGTGGCCCGCTTGTGCAGGACCATCTGTGACAGGAGGTCGAGTGCGAAATCCAGCGGGATGCCAGATTCTACACAATGGTCGACGATGATAGGATCACGGAACTCAGACTTGAGCCGTGGCATTGTCTCATTCTTGTTGAAGAGCTTTTCAAGCTCGATCTGGTTCTGGATGTCCATGATAATGGCTCCTGTGTTTTAGGGTTTCGACATTGGAAGATCGGTGACTGGCATGTTGAGCTTGGCTGCGACCCTCCTGACCATCTCACTTTTGGTGTTTTGCTTGGCCTTGAGGTTCATCATTGCGTTGTGAACGAGCTTGTCGCTCTGGTTTAAGGAGTTGGCGATATCGACAGGGAGAGCATCGAGGAAGAGATCGAACTCAGCGTGATTACCAATGTGAGGCACAGGGTAATCGGTGTATCTGTAGACGCTGCCCACCTCGTAAATGATGGCTATGTCCATGGCGTAGCGAAGCCATGTGCGGAACTCACAGGTGTCCATCTGGGTCTCACCAGTGGTGCGCATCCAGTTACGGACACGTGGGTTGTCATAGATTGAAGCCATGACTTTCTCCTTAGATTTGAGGATTATGTTTCAACTGGAACGAGATCACGGGAGAGCCATTTGCCCGTCAGGGCTACAGAGACGAGCAGCCAAATTGGATTGCCTGCTATCCAGTGGATCTCTTGTGAAGAGTATCCGAAGCCCAGCTCGATGATGATTGACACGACGGCTATCGCTGCGAAGAGGACCAGAGGTCCTACGACGCAGCAGAGCACGACAAAATTATACAGGTCCCGCCGAGTGGCAGGGAGATGATAGTCCATAATTTATGTGCTTTCTGGTTAGAGCCGGTCGTTGATGCGAACGGCTTGCTCTTTGACTTGCTTGAGGGTGAGAGTTTCGGTCTTCAAAATACCGTTTACAAAATTGACAGCCAGGACAGCTCCTCGGAGCTGTTCATAGCTGATGGTGACGGATCCCTGGTCAAGGAGCAGGGCCATGGTCTCGTCATCTATCAAGCCGTTTGAGAACGCCTCGGCCTTGAAAGGTATTTGCCGCCTCATGAGTCTTTGAGCGGATACAGCTTCTCCAGGGCGCTGAGGCTTTTGTTGCTATCACTCGCCAGGACTTCTTGGATATCCCGGATTTTGACTTTGCCGCCTTCGGCTCTTTTGGTTGAAGGACGTTCAGGTGCAGAGGCGATAGCCCATCCACCATATTGAGTGCATTGGTAATAAACGAAGAGGTTCATGATTTTGGTTCCTGTTGATGGGCAGCGATACGCTGAGCTAAACGCTCAGCTTTGAGAGTTTTTGTGCGGCCAATGATGGAGAGGACGATGACTGCCGGCAGCACGCCGAAGAGGGCGAAGAAGCCCCATAGAAACTTGTTTCTTCCCCAGTTGTTTGCCCAGTTCCCAACGACGAGAACGAGTATGAGGTTGATGAAGATTTGGATGAAAAGAACGGGATCGAAGTCCATGATAATGGCCCCTTAGAGTTTTGAGAGGATTTCACCGATGCCACCTGCGAAGTCGTCAGGTGACATGGCGCCGAGATCGAACACAGGGATGCCTGCGTCTTTAGCGATGCGAATAGCTTGCCCTGTGCCACCTCCGGCTTTGCCTTCCGGTGTCCAACAGGCCACGAAGAGCGCAGGATCGTTCAGGGTTGGGCCCAGGAGCTGGTGAGCATTCCTGGCCATGAGAAGGCGTGAACCGTCTGAGAGGCGTGTCCAGCCTGGGTGGTAGTTCTCCGAGAGACGAAGAGCCTCTTGTGTTGGTGTGAAGTATTGGCTTGGGTGATCGTTGAAACCTTTCCAAGGCAGGAAGATCTCTTTGTTTCTTGGATCAGTGATGTCACAGCCACGCTCGAAAGCTGCGTCTGCTCCTGCTGCTGCCCCTGATCTCAAAGTGAGACCGATTTCACAGAGCTGACGGCCAGCGTCTGCCATCATCACGAGAATGTCGTTGGGTGTGGCTCGAGCGCCTATCCCTGCATAAAATGGCATGATTTGGTCCTTAGATTTGGGAAATACGGCCCAGCCGCGGAGCGGGCATATCAACGGGAGTTAGGGCATAGGGTGTCTTTAGTAGATTCGATCGATGTATCGGTGGTCTGGCCTTTAGGTTGTGGAACTATCTGGTGAATGTATCAAGCGGATAATTGAGAACTATCCTCTAGATGTTTTAAGGCCCAAGGGAGAAATCCCTTGAGCCTCAAACCTAGGTACTGGTTAACAAACAGAGTTAGCTTGGATCAGCTTCCGAACTTGGCGTTCATAGCTGCAAGCAGTGGGTTGTCAGCAGGTGCAATAGCCGGTGCAGAGCCGACGCGCTTCAGCTGGATTTCCAGACCTGCAACGACTTGCTCGCCTCCGGACTCAAGGCCATTGCCAGCGTCCTTCAGCTTGGCCAACAGTGCGTTCTTCACTGCAACCATGTTCAACCAATCGGCATTTTTGCCTTTGGCGACCATGTCTTCCATCGTGTCGAGCGGAAGGCCAAATGGCAGTGCAACAAACGTGTCTTGCGTCGTGCCGTCTGCCTGCACGATTGGCAGTGTGATACCAACGTTCAGCCATACTTCGGCCTTTGGCTTATTGGCGTAATCGTTTACAGGCGTTGCTGCTGGAGCTGCTGCCTGGGCACCGAGAGCTGCGAAGTTGAGAGTAGATGTCATAGTGAATCCTCCTTAAGGATTTATGGTATTAAAGGTTGAGCCGTCCGATCCCACACCGGACAGCCTCTTAGACGCGGAGCGTCTTCTTCTCTTGGTTCCAAGAGGTTAGCTAATATCGGGGAAGATCTGATCGAGGATGAAGGCGTCGAAGTCTTCAGAGATGAAGTCGGTGTCGTTCTCACTGGTGATGCCAGCGGACATGTGAAGATCGAAGGGTGAGATCTGGTCCAGCTCTGCGCTGACACGAGGTGACAGGACGCTGTCTGTTGGGTGGTACATTAGAATTTTACTCCAGTTTAACGGTTGCGGATGTTTGCAAAGCGACCAAGCTGAGTTGCAGCTTTTTGTTCTTGCTTTGCTTGGACGAGTTCGTTGATGCCACCCAACAAGAGCTGGGTTGCGAAGTAGATCCCGAACAGCGTGAATGCGATCACGAGAACTCCGGTTTGGTGTTCCTGGATCATCAACAGAGTTGTCACGCAGACGAGAATGGGGACGAGATAGTTGGTGAAGGTTCTCATGAGAGATAACTCCTAGTTCACGGTTTGTTCCTGAGGGTATTCCCAAGAGCCGCCAGCCGCGGAGTCGGCTGTCCAACAGTAGCAAGCAGTACAGTTGGGGAATGAAGGAGAGCAGAAGCTATCTTGTGCTATCTTCTGGTGTTCTCTTCCCTTGCCCCGAGGCTTGCGCCTCAGGGTATAGGGAGAGTTTAGGTTTAGGCGGCTTCTACGGCAGCGGTGATTTTAGCGAGAGCTGTGGTGAAGAATTGTTCGCGGTCAAATGGCTTGCCCGGAAAGTTACGTGCATGGGTTTCTGCCATGAGATCAGTGTGTTCGGTGGTGGCCCGCATGATTTCGTCGTCTTGGACAATGACGAGTTGGGCAGCGGTGTTAAGGGTTACGCGCTTGTGCATAAGGGATGCTTTGGAGTCGAGCATGTCTACTCCACGAGCGGCAGTGGTGATGAGTTGGGTGGATACGTCTGCGACTTTGGTTACTACGTCAAAGACAGATGAGGTGGAACGGCGAGCGGATTGGATGACGGATGTCATATGGGTTAACTCCTAGGTTATGGGATTGCTACGCAGACGCGGAGCGTCGAGGAACTAGGGAGAGGTGGTTGAGTGGGAGAGGGAGATACCGGGGGGGTATGTTGTGTTTTATCTGTGTGTACCTACAACCCTACCTCAAAACACCTCCACCAAAAAATATGAATTCGCAAAATATCCATAAGTACATTTCCCAGATGTATCATTCCCATATTTAGTGGCAATCGGCTTGATCTGGTGGTAGATGAGGTCATCTTTTATCCACAATTTATGAAGGGCCTAGAATTATGCCAAAGAATGCGATCACTGATGTAGCCCAAGGTGTCTGGACAGAGCTGACTGATGCAGATGTGACGAATGTCTCTTTCCAGAACACCGGGTTAGCACCTGTTTATGTTGTGGCCACTGTGGGCGCTGTAGCCCCTGTGAGCATTCATGGGGCGTACCGGTACGTGGCTGGCAAAGGAGAGGCGAACGCTGCCCTGGTTGACCTGTGGCCCGGTGTAGATGGAGGCAATCGGATATGGGGATGGGCTAAATCTCCTGGTTCCATGTCTGTGAGCCATGCCTAGCAAGTTGTGAATATGAGAGGCATATCTAGCTGGTATGCCTCTTTGATCTAGCTGTGATCTAAGTTGACACCCGGTTGATATTTTCCTATTAGGATCGGAGATCCTAACCAGAGAATGCCCGGGAGGAAGTCATGTGACCAGCTTGATAATTGCGAAGGAAATCACCCAAGGGGATACCTTCAAAGCCGGGATTACGGTGACCCGCACTGTGAGTGATGTGGTGGGGCCGGTTGATCTGACAGGTGTGACGATCACTTCTAAGGCCAAAACACTGAATGGGGTTCTTGTTGCAGTCATGGACATTATTGTCGTGGATCTGGTCAATGGGAAGTTCCAGGTGCGGAGTGAGAGCTCTGTGTCAGATGCTGAGAGCGGTGGCGGTGCGTGGCCCCGTGGGAAGCTGAAGTGGGATATCCAGTTCATAGAGGCCGGGGATACTTGGTCTATGCCTGTACGGGGTATTCTGGTGGGTGAGGATAATACCTAATGGCCGCCGGTGTCCTGATTGAACCAGAGGTGACCCAGGTTACCATTGACGGTGGGGACACGCAGGTTGCTGTGGATGTGGGTCTGACGGCCTTTTTGATTGAGTTTGAGGAGACCGATCCTGTTGTTGAGGTGACCATAGGTGGGTTCACAACGACAGTGGAGGTGGCCCCGGCTGACCCAGTTAGCCTGGTGGTGGAGCACGAGGAGATCACTGTGCTGATCTCAAGTGACATTGCGGTGTCCGAGGGGGGAAGCGGCGGTTCCTCGTTTCTAGCCGCGCCCGAGGAGTTGGATGACTCTGATGATGTGTATTTCTATTTTGGCTGGGCAGTTGTGAATGGCAACTGGCTGGTGCGCCGGCAGACGAGGCTTACAGCGGCGTATATGGATGCCGTGATTGCCACTAATGCGGGTGAAGCGGACCTGGCAGCCGCATGGGCCCTTAGGGCAAGTCTCTCTTATACCTGAATTTGGAGTTTTCTGATGACCACTGTGACATTCAACGGCGTCAGGGTAACCGATTCAAACGCCTCCACTGGTTGGGGGAACAATGGTGGTGGTGGCCCTTCACCAGCTGCAGAGCCTCAGCTGGCGTATCAAAAGCCAAACGCTGTTAACCGGAAAGTGACCACGACGGCGAGTTTGACCGGTGTGGAGTACAATGGGGGCTCTAATAATATGGTGGCGTCCCACCCTTTGTTCATTTTCAAGGGAAAAGTGGCTGACGCTGGAGACTTGAACACCACTTATGGGCTGCAAGCTATATTCGGGTCTGCTGCAGGCGCGGCCTACCAGTATAATTTGTCCGGCAGCGGCGCGAACAACGATCAGTTTGTCGGTGGGTATAATTCCCAAGGTGGTCTGGCCGAGGGCTATGTGATTGCCGCGATAAACCCTTCGATTGCCCAGTGGCGAGAGGGCACAGTCGGGTCTCCGACTCTCACTGCAGTTGCGTATTATGCAATTGGGGCCCAGTTTGTGGTTGGCGGCGCCAAATCTGAGAACGTCGGAATGGACGCAATCGATTTGGCTACAGGTCTGGATTATTCCGGAACTCTATTCGACTTCCTAGATGCGGTCCTCCTAGACCAAGACATCGATACAAACCGGTGGGGGCTTGCCTGCCGGAACGGCTCTGTCATCAGTTTGCGTGGCCTTCAGCGACTTGGCACTGCTGCCATGTCAGGGACTGACGTGAGCACGGTAATTTTCCCGGATGGGTATCACGGCACGGGCGACTGCGGATTTGAGCTGAATACGGGCGCGGCGCGCACCTATGGTCTTGCTGGTTCATACCGAGGGTTGGGCCGGATTTACGGGGCCGACGACACTCGACCCAATATCACCGTAATCGGTGACGCCTCTGGTAGCGTGCCCATCACAGGTGCCCTTGAGAACTTCAACTCGATCACACTGAATGCCGGGACCCCGGTAACAGGCGCGATCCTGGGCTTCACAACCCTGGTTCCCGGTGCAGCCGCTATTTCTGGTTCCCAGCTGAAAACAAACGCGGCCGTAAACGTGGCGGCCATCGTCGATCCTGATTTCACGAAACTCAGCCAGAACCTCTTTAGCCAAGTAGGCCTGGGTCATGCGATAGAGATCACTTCTCCCGGCACGTACATCTCAGTGGGCAACGACTTCGGCGGCTACGGTGCGACTGGTTCAGGCGATGCCGTGATCTATAACAACTCAGGCGGCCTGGTAACAATTCTCGTGACCTCTGGTGGCCAGTCTCCAACGTACCGTAACGGGGCAGGGGCCTCGACTGTTGTCAGCAACCCAGCAACGGTGACCTTCACCGGGATTCCAAATGGTCTGGAAGGCCGGGTGCGTAAAGGCGCGTTCTCAATCTTCTTTGAGGCCAGCATCACCGGGAACCAGTTCGTCCATAGTTATACATACGGGGTTGATGAAGAAGTCACGATAACGATCGGGGGAGTCGCAGATGATTCCATCTCTTATGAGCGCCAGATCTTCAAGATAACCTTGACAGGTGGGGACGCAAGAATCCCTCTTTCATTTTCCCCTAATCCGTCATACATATGATCGAAATTATCTAGCATTTTCCATTTGATCCTACTTGGGATGATTGGGGCAATTATCTAGAGATTTGCACAATCCCCAATCATCATAGGTAGAGAAATGGCCAAAATTGATACTAAAGCCGCCCTCGTTTTGGGCACGAACTATGAGTTTCACCTTGTCGATTTCCAGGGCACGGATATCCAAATCGACGCGACGGGCGCAACGATAATCTCAAGCAGCACAGACTTCACTGCTGCATCCGCTGCTGGCGGACTAAACAAACGCGCCATTGTCATTGGCGATGTTCTGAAGTTCTCGAACACGCTGAACGCTGCCAACGAAGGCTTCACCGTCACGGTCGACACTGTTGCTGCCAACCTCATCGAGTACACGCTCGCCAGTGGCACGCCTTCAAATGAAGCTGCAGGAAACGACATCAACGTCACTGCATTCAAGAAGACCTTCCAGTTCCTTGAAGCCGGTGGCCTTTCGTTTGTTGACGGCGTTGCTGCGATCACATGGGCTTCCGAAGTGGTTGACCAGTGGGACAGCGGCGATCTTGATATCTACGACAAGATGTTCACCTCGATCGAACCTCGTGCGAAATCGCTTGCAGCCCTGAACGGCTGGGAACCACATGACAATGATACGCTCTTGTCCTTGCGTGACATGGCGATGGAAGTCCGGGACAACGCGACAAGCGCTGCTCGCCGGGTCTATTACTGCGGTCGCTCAGGCGCTTTGGACGAAGCAACCGACCAGTTTGCATTCTGGCCAGACACGGACGCTGCGCTGGATGCACCGGCTCTTGCTGTGACGACAGGCTATATCAACCAGTTGATTTTGCTCGTGGACACCGACAACGCAATCGACAACCGTGGTAACTGGACGTTCCGTTGCCTGGAGCCAGGTAAGACACACCTGCAGGAAACGATCGACATTCAGGAAGCGGAAATTATCCCTGTTGCGTCGAACAACTCACTCGATCCAAAACTCGCTGACGGTGCTGGCACATTGCTGGTAGCTGATGGGGTCGTTAGCGCTGGTGGCATCTATGCCAACATCCTGCTGAACGTTGACGTTGACAGTCTTTATGATGGCGACGTGGACAGTGTCCTTTATAGCTTTACAGGTTTCGTCGATGCCGACAGCCAGACCAACGAGAACGCGCATTTCAAAATTCACTATCTCTTGCGTCAAGCAATCAACATCAACGCCGACGGAACAGGTCCGGTACTTCGGGGCGACAAGCAGCCTCCGATCACATCGTTCTTGGGCGAAGTCTTCTTCCTTCAAGACTTCTATCTGTTGAACTACAACTCGGCACAGCGAAACGAACTTCGCCTTGTTGACTTGATCCCAGTAACCCGTGCATGGCCTTCGATCTTTACGCTGGTCGTCACTGCACCGGCTATTGCTCAAGGTGGTACGTTCTCGATCATCCACGAAGACACGTTTGGTGCCTCGGCTCCGACATACCTTCAGGATGAAACACCGACTAATCAGCAGGACATCGCCACCTCTTCGTCCGTGTCGATCATCATCGCCTACTCGACCTACAACGTGGACAGCCACCCATCGAACACGCCAATCCCTCTGCGCCTCACATTTAACCGTCCCGGTTTCATTGAGCCAGACAGCGTGTCCTTCACGATGGCTGCTGCCAACCAAACGGTCAACATTGCGCCCACAGCCGATCCTTCCTACGTGGCCGTATAATAGAAAGTCAGGCACATGGCCTCTCTTGAGTTCGATGAAGACTTGCGCCGGATTTACGAAGTCCCGACCGATCCACAAAATACCGTGGATGGGTCGGGGTATAAAATCTATACCTCCCTGGGGCTCAACGAACTGAACGTGCGCTTCACAGCCACGTTTTGTTGGAGCCGCTGGGTGGATTTCCACAACACGAATAAATGGTCGACGGAGGCTTTCTCCAAGTCTGGCGGGGCACTCCGGGGGCAGAACGATCTTGGTGATGATATCTTTGCTACGTTCGATCTGCGTCTGACCAATGACTGGCTGTTTGTCCCTGCAAATTACCCCCACAACCTATTTTTGGATGGCAACATCTTCCCGAACCTCTTGAGTGGAGAGGATGCTGACTACAACAGGATGAGTGCAGCAGGTGTCTCATTCAGAATCAACTCTTCCGACAGCCTACAGGTGGTCCGTCAGGCGTCTGTAGCAGGACCTCTGACCACCATCCAAGAAGAGGCGCTCTATGGCGCCAGAGATCATGCACGGGCTGCAAATTCGCAGACCCAACCCACTTAGGTTCTCAAATATTGCTGAAATGAATGACTGAGAGAGGCCCCTAATATGGCACCAATTGACAGCCCAATGACCGGATACCCTATGTTAAAGGGGCTGGCTCGCAGGGGGATTATAGGAGCTGCTCCTTCTGGCCCTTCGGGTGGATGGGCTACTAGCAGGTACTTCCGTCTCGACAACTTCTCCTTCGGAGGCGGCGCCCCTGAAATCATGGACATCGCCTTTCAGGATGGAAATGGAGTGGATATACCGGTTTCCTCTATTAATACCGCCGCTGGTAACCGAACCGCCGCACTCACAGAAAGCGGTAACTTCACGGCTATCGGGTCGGACAACTTCATGAACTTCACCTACTCCTCCGACAGGACACCCGGTCGTCTTCGCATCAAGTATCGGGAGCATGACATAGACTTCATCGACACCTTGAACATACACGTCTCAGCCGACTCTGGTTTCGCCTCTCTCACGCAGATCGGTAGCGTTGACTCGACAAACGTGATGCACCCCGGTGCTCTTACCGACCAGCAACAAGTGTACTGGGACCTCGGTGTTCCTGTCGGGATTGCTATGCAACCCACCACTTATGTCATCACAGTTTGAGGGTAAAATAAAATGACTGTCGCATTCTGCACAAATGACCACAAAGACTGTAACGGCGCTCTTCGGGGGACGACCGGCGGTAAGTATGACCCAGCCTACGTCAGCGATTATCTTTACATTACGACTCAGACCGCGGGCTCTAGTACAGGATTACTCTTTACTCACGAAGTAGATGTGAGTTCTGCTGCTGAAGTCTGGCTCCACTTTGATGCTTACCTGCCCAACTCCAATAACGGTGTTGCAGATGGTGAGTGGTTTAGGTGGGTAGCACCCGATGGCACTCTCATGGCTTACGGTGACTACACGAACGGTACTCTTGTCATCCGAGTCTACAACGCAGCCGGTGGATTCTCTAACGCTGCCGCTTTTACTTTGAATGTAGATACACTGGATACTTACGATTTCCAGTACGAGGACGATGGAGCTAACTGCTACCTGCGGATGTACGAAAACGATACCCTGCAACGCACGGCAACAGTCGCTGCATCCGGTGCTGCAAAGATGCCTACCGCATTTTACATGGGGCACAATGATATGTTTGTGGCCTCTAACCAAGCTGCTTACAGCCAGATCATCCATGCGTACGATGAGTCCACCGTCGGGATGAAGCTAGAGAAGTTAGAAGGATCAGCCGCTGGCACCCACCAAGATATCTCGGAAACTGTCGGTGAGATTAACGATGGGGATAGAACTACGGGATGGGCCAGTGCTGCAAACGGTGAGAAGCAATCGTACACACTCCCTGCGTACGCCGTGCCTGGTGGTAGAGCGATACACTCCGTGAATGCCTCAGCGCGTCTGAGGACGGGTGCTGCGGGAACAGACCCACTTAACGTACGACAGTTCATTCGATCTGGGAGCACTGACTACAACGCCATCGCAGATCGGACACCCGCCAGACACCAGTACGGTCGCGTGACCGACTCGTGGATTACTGACCCAGACACGGCAGTTACGTGGACAGCTGCGGGAGTATCTGCCGCGGAAGTCGGTTTCGAAGTCAAGACGTAAGGGGTTATGGTCGAGCGGGCACTTCCAGAGCCCCGCAGTCTGGTCAGTCGACGCGCCTAAGGTGAAAGGAGCCCTTCGGACATCGTAGCCACGCTCGAGAAGTCCATCATGAAACTAGGGGCACTAGCCTGCTCCACGGCCCAGGGGGAGAGGGGCGCATGATGGACTACTAGAACAAAGATTATCTAGATCTTATGTTTGTTCTCCGGAAATAAACAGTTAGTGTCAATCGGTTTTTCTTGTATCTTATCAAGAAGATTAATAAACGGGATCTATTACAAAGATCAGTTGATATGATCTGGAGTATCCCGTGCTAACATCTGCCGAAATTACAGCAGCCCTTCCGCCACACCTGAAGACATCTGTCTCCCAGGAATTGGTCACTATGGTTAATTCCATCTCGTCGGACCCAGAACAGGCTCGTGTGATTAGGGAAAACTTCATCGGGTATTCCTCATGCCTGTTGAAGGGACGCTTCAAGAGTGAGGATTACGTCCATGCAGTAGCCTACGTGAGCTACAAGCTGATGGGCTACAACAACCAGGAATCCTATGCGCGAACCTTCCCGGCACGATACCGGGGACTGGTCGCCAAGGGCACATCCTCAAAAGACATCTCTTCGTATGTCCACGCCTATAACAAGAACAAACTCGTCAATCTAATCCTCGAGCAGTCGGTCATCCCTTCCTGGGTTCTCAATCAGGACGTCTACCAGAAAGCGATCAACACCCAGCTGGAGCTGATGGTTACCGCCAAGAGCGAGAAGGTCCGCAGCGATGCTGCAAACTCAATTCTGACCCATCTCAAAAAGCCTGAAAAGGCTGAGATCGAGTTGAACATCGGGGTCCAAGAGACCTCAGGAATGAAAGAGCTGAAAGACGCTCTGACTTCTATGGCTGAGAAGCAGCGAGAACTCATCACATCAGGCGCAACCACCCGCGAAGTTGCACATCAACCTCTTATCGAGGGCACCGCGAAAGACATTACGCCAGACAAGTAGGTACGCCCATATGATCCCCAAGACAGATAAAGAACGCATATTTTCTGAGCAAGACCAGGCCCTTGTTCTGAGAAACACCGGAATGAGCATGGATCAGATAGGCGAAAAACTAGGCTTATCAAAAGATGCAGTGTTCCGTCGGCTCAAAGGGGCAGAAAAGCGGGCAAGGCTCGATCCAATATTAGCAAATAGGCTGGCAGATCAGGGCCTGACGGATCTCGCAGGTCTGCACTCTGGTTGGCTGATCGACAAGGATGACGCCGGCGCCGGGTCTAGCCTGTATTTCTACATGGGCCCGGACGAAGAAAAGATCAGCTTTGCAGACGCAATGAGGGATATCCTGAGCGATATTCCAAAGCTGAAACCGATTGAGCAGCTACGCCTGGAAACACCCCCGGCAAACATCAAAGACGTTGCCACCTGGGTTGCACTGGCGGATCTCCATGTCGGTGGTGATTATGGGGACACACTCCTCGAAGACGACTTCATCAAAGCGATCGACGACATTGTGGTGCGCTTGCCTCCTGCAAGCCATGCTGTGTTCCTGGAGCTGGGTGATGTCCTCGAGGCGAATGACCACAAAGGGATAACACCCAATTCCGGCAACCTCTTGGAGGTGAAGCGAGAGAACCACCTCCAGAACACCATGACAGCCGTCAGCCTTATTCGTAGGGCCCTGTACCGGTTGCTTGAGACACACGACACCGTCGAAGCACACTTCATCAAAGGCAACCATGATCCCTCAGCCTATGTGGCTGTGATGCTCGCTCTGGCTGAGCATTTCGGAGATAATCCGAGAATAGAGATCACCATCAACGATGCAGAATTCAGGGTTATTTCCTGGGGCCTCTGTGCGGCGTTTCCACATCACGGAGACACCCTCAAATGGGCAGCGCTTAAAGACGTATTCGCAGATCAGTTCGCCGACCAATGGGCCGAGGCAAAGATGCACCGCCTGATTATGACAGCGCACTTCCACCATGACCGCAAACAAGATCTTGTTGGCGCAGTCGCAGAGCAATTCCGGACGATCCACCGGCCAAATGGTTGGGCGAAATCCAAAGGACTGCTCTCACGAGGCACACTCACCGCAATGACGGTTCACAAAACCCAAGGTGAGACCGGCCGAACCACATCAAACATCACACCCCACTTCGGTGGATAAAAGGAGCACCCGCAGTGCTTAAACCTATTCTAGAAGCATGGTCCTCAATGATCGTCCGTCGTTGGCACGCGCACGATGTCATGAGCAACACCACTGATCTGACTGGAGCACACGCCTCACGGGTCTGTGTTCTGGCTCTACGGCTAAATCCAAAGCTGTCACGACGGGGGATAATCTACGCACTCACCCACGACATCGGTGAGAAGAGAGCAGGGGATTTCCCCTACACATTCAAGCGGGACAACCCAGAAACAGCTGCCAAGTTGGGTGTCTATGAAGAGCAAGTCGCAGCTGAACTAGGGTTTGGCTGGGGCGATCTGGATCCGACAGAGAAGCAGCTGGTGGGCATGTGTGACTGGATCGATTCCTACCTATGGGCGGCGCTCCACTACCCCCACATCGTGAACGAGGAGGCTTGGATAAACCAACGGGCAGTCTGCCAACTCACAGCGTCAAAGCTGGGTTTGCGTGATGAAATCAAGACCCTGATGAGGCGCCCATGAAAGACCTTCCAGACATGAACGTTGAAGGCGCCAAGCTGGATAACGGCAAGGTCCGGATGGATCTACTCCCACCTGAACTCCTGTTCGCCGTGAGCGAGATCCTGACATTCGGAGCCGAAAAATACAGCGACCGGAACTGGGAACTCGGCATGAAGTGGGGCCGGGTATTCGGCGCCATGATGCGACACATGTGGGCTTGGTGGGGAGGCAAGAACCCTACAACCCGCAGCTTCCTATTCGGGTCTTATGACAACGAAACCGAATGCTCGCACCTGTGGCACGCTGGCTGCTGCCTCGCATTTCTCATTGCTTACGAAGAGCGCGGTGTCGGTGAAGACGACCGCATGAAAGGCCCACAATGATGATCCCGACAAGTCAGATCGCAGAAGTCGCCCATGAAGTTAATCGGGCCTTCTGTGTAACGATTGGCGACATGAGCCAGCCAGCTTGGGCAGATGCTCCAGAGTGGCAAAAGGTCAGCGCCATTTTGGGTGTTGAGGCGATTATCAACAAGCCGGAAATGACGCCAAAAGATAGCCATCTGAGCTGGCTTGCCCACAAACTGAAAGAGGGTTGGCGCATGGGTAAATCCAAAGACCCATACAAAAAGGAGCACCCTTGTATGGTCCCATACGAGATGCTGCCGGACGACCAGAAGCACAAAGATCTGCTTTATACACGGGTCGTCAACACCATGTTGGCAATGCAGTAATGCCACCCCTCCCCAAGAGAGAAGTCGATGAGTGGCTAGATCTCGTAAACTATGACGAATTGAACTCTGGGCATTATCTCCCAGGAACGTTCGCCCTAAAGTTCATGAACTTCATCAAGCTCGTGAACGGCGGGGAGGGGGAGCAAAACCTAACTCCAGTTGTGCATCTCGCAATGCTGGATCAAATCGCCGGGAATAAGCAGAGGATCGCAAACCTCTGTGCCCGGGGATTGGCCAAGACCACGCTGATGTTTGAATACCTGGTTCTCTACGTGGCTGTCTTCGGCGAGATCGATGGCTTCGGGAAGATCGACGGAATGATCTACGTGTCCGACTCGATGGACAACGGTGTGAAGTCAGCCCGAAAGAACATCGAATTCCGGTACTGGAATTCAGAGTTCCTACAGGAATGGCTGCCGGCAAAAGGTGTGAGCTTCACCGACAACTATTTGCAGTTCAAATCTAAGGATGGAAACATCCTTGGCTGCAAGATGTTCGGCGCAAAGACAGGTCTCCGCGGTACGAAGATCTTCGGTAAACGACCTGTCCTGGCTGTGCTTGACGACTTGGTATCAGATGATGACTCCAAGTCTCGCGTCGCCATGGAGTCGATCAAAGACACGATTTACAAGGGTGTGGACTACGCTCTGGATCCCCAGAGACGGAAGATCATCTTCAACGGAACGCCCTTTAACAAAGCCGACATCCTCTACGAAGCTGTGGAATCTGGAGCCTGGCACGTCAACGTATGGCCTGTTTGTGAGGAGTACCCCTGCACCCGGGAAGAGTTCCGTGGCGCTTGGGAAGACCGGTTCACCTACGACTTCGTGAAGGATCAATACGATACCTCTGTTCTTGCGGGGAAACTAGGCGCGTTTAATCAGGAGCTGATGTTGAGAATATCATCTGAAGAAGAACGGCTTGTTCAAGACAGTGAAATTCGCTGGTATTCACGCAAAAGTCTGTTAGATAATCGAGGCAAGTTCAACTTTTATATCACCACTGATTTCGCGGTTGCAGATACTCAAACGGCCGACTTCTCGGTCATCTCGGTTTGGGCCTATAACGCAAACGGTGACTGGTTCTGGGTCGACGGTGTTTGTGAACGCCAGACCATGGAAAAAAGTGTGGATGCACTCTTCCGATTTGCCTCTGAATACCGCCCGCAACAAGTGGGCGTCGAGGTCACAGGACAGCAGCTCGCATTCATTCACTGGCTCCAGCAAGAGATGATGGCCCGGAATATCTGGTTCAATTTCGCGCAGGAGAAGGGAAAGCCTGGGGTCAGACCGACCACCAATAAGCTTTCAAGATTCAACCTCGTAGTGCCGTTCTTCAAAGCAGGGAAAATGTATTTCCCCGAAGAAATGAAGGCCACGAAGATCATGAAAGAATTCATGTCTGAAATCTCGTTGGCGACGATCAACGGACTGAAAGGCAAAGATGACGCGCTCGATACGATTTCCATGCTTATGCACATGATGCCCTGGAAACCGAGCGAAGACGCACCAGTGAGAGCCAAAGATGATCACTGGGAAATGGATGACGAAGACGGTGACCTGGATAACGCGATCTCCTCGTACATCGTCTGAACCGGATCGGAACAGAGAATGCAAGTTTCAGAGATATTTGAAAGCCTGTCTTATGGGGTTTTGAGCAACCTGGCGATCGGCGGCGAAGGTTGCGGAACGATCCCAACTGCGCATGAACCAAAGCTGATCCACTTTTTGAACCAGTGCCTCACCGAGATGCACGGGAAGTTCAACCTGGCAGAAAAAGAACTGGTGATCTCAGCTTCTTCTGGACGAACGTTGTATCCGCTTGAGGTGCAATACGCAGTGAGTGACGCCGCAGTGGTGGAGAAGTTCATTGTGGACACAATACTCGATCCATTTCTGGATGACGTCATGAAGATCGTAGCGGTCTTCGACGAAGAAGGAGAAGAGCTCGTCTTGAACGACTCGACGAACCCCGCTTCTTTGTTCACTCCGAACTTTGATACGATCCAAATACCCGGGCCAGTTGATGGCGACGGGTACTTCATCATTTACCAGGCGAAGCACCCCAAGCTGGTGAACGGGGACCTCACACAATCCGTGATTATTCCGGAAATACTGTTCGACCCGCTCTTTCATTATGTTGCCTACAAAGCAATCTCGCCAATGAACGGTCCTGAGCACGCTGCCAAGGCAAGCGAGCATTACCAGCGGTACGACATGCTGTGTCAGCAAATCATCGAGAAAGACTTGGTATCGACCAGCCTGGTTGAGACCGGGACCACAAAGCTGATGGATCGGGGTTTCAAATGAAACGAGCCAACTCAGCTGTTGCTGGAGCTGCAGGGTTAATCGAAAAGTATCTGGGGTCGAGCTATGACACCCTGAAATCACTTGTCGAAAACCTGGATGCAGTGCTTTCAGCTGCAAACATCGCTCAGGAAATCTCGAACGCAACACAGCTTGGTGTGGGCGTCCTATTCTACCAATTCGATGCTACCGATGGTCAGACGGTCTTCACTGGTTCCGACAAGAATAGCCGCTCCATGATGATACCAGGGGCGGATCAGATCGGGGTGAAACCTCAGGTCTATGTCAATATGGTCCTGCAGGACCCGAGCACGTACACTGTTGCATCAGACGGGCTCACGGTCACGTTCGACGAAGGAGTCGAGCTGGATGACCTGATCTGGATCGCAGACTTTGCCTACAATGCTGATGGGACAATCTACTTCGATGATCTGCTGAGCCAGGCCAGCGTCAATATGATTATCACCAACGCCGACTCCGCAGCTGCAAACGCAGCAGCGTCTGAAATAGCCGCCTCAGCTTCTGAATCGGCTGCCTCAGCTTCTGAATCGGCTGCCGCAGTATCGGAAGGAAACGCTTCTGTATCTGCTGTGGCAGCGGCGGATTCCTACGCTCTCTTCCAGACCCAGTATCTTGGGGATTTCGCTACGGCGCCGGTTCTTGACAATGAGGGCAACCCATTGGCGATCGGAGCGATGTATTTTGATACCGTGGTCGACGGGTTGCTCACTTGGTCTGGTTCCCTCTGGGTCAGCACTGCCGGTCCACAAGGTATTCAGGGCATTCAAGGTATCCAGGGTATCCAAGGCGATCAGGGAGACATCGGTTTAACGGGCGCAACTGGTGACCCTGGGGGGCTGGTGTTCATCTCGGAGCAATCCTTCACAGGACAATCCTGGGCGAATTTCTTCGGGTATAACTCTGGTCTATATTCTGGATATGTTTTTGAACTCTACAACGTGCTTCCAAGCGGTGACGCTGCATTGGAGCTCCTGACGTCTCCGGATGGGTCAACGTTTGATACTACGGGGGGCCAATACGCCCACGCAGGCCGAAGATCGAGATCAGTAAGTGCTGGAGTTGATATCCAGAGTGACTCTGCCGACCATATTGCTGCAGGTGGAACGACAGTTGCATTCGACGCATCTGGGATTTCCGGAACGGTCAAAGTCTTCCGCCCCGATTTAGCAAACGAGACCCATGTCACTTACAGCGTCTTTCTTCAAAGCTCGACTTACTCGAGCGTAGTCGGAGGGGGCGTGCGTAAATCTGCAGCAGCCTCCCTAGGCCTTCGGTTTGCCTTCGCCAGCGGGCGAAATCTGGCTTCTGGCCAGATCATCCAATTCGGTATTAGGAACGGGTTATAAGTATGAAAAGATCTCTCTCGGTAAGCTATAACGCAGAAGGTCTGATCGAAAAGTACGTCGGATCACGATTTGATGCGATACTGAAGATCGCTGGAAACTTGGAGGGAATTCTCCAGACAGAACAGGTCATGGAGCTGTCTATTGGCACGCTCTTTTACCAGTTTGAGGCCATAGGCGGCCAAACAATCTACACCGGAACTGACCAGACCGGCAGAACGATGCTGATCCCTGGAGCCGGGGCCGTGGCCAAGCCGATCGTCTATGTGGATCGTGAGTTGGTGAGCCCATCTCTTTACACAGTCTCCCCCGACGGGACCACGGTCACATTCAGCTCGGGCCATCTTCTTGGTTCCCCGGTCTGGATCGCTACTTTTGCGTACAACGAAGACGGCTCGATGTATTTCGCCGACAACATGCAGCAGGATGCGGTCCTCCAGGTCCTCGCAGATGCCAGTGCTGCCAAGGATGCGGCTGAGACGGCAGAGGTTGACGCACAAACTGCTCAAGCCGCTGCTGAGGCAGCACAGGCGGCCTCCGAGACTGCTCAGACTGCTGCGGAACTCGCTCAGGCAGCATCAGAAGCAGGTCAGCTTGGTGCAGAGGCCGCAGTGGCCCAGATCGGAAGTGATGCTGACGATGCTGACGCTTCTGCAATCGCTGCTGCTGCTTCGGCCGCATCTGCCCTCCAAGCAGAAATCGACGCAGCTGCAAGTGAAACGAATACGGCCGCATCTGAAACGAATGCGGCCGCGTCTGAGGGAGCTGCTCAGACCGCACAGACTGCGGCAGAGCTTGCTGAAACAAATGCTGAAATTGCCCAAGCGGCTGCTGAAGTTGCAGAGACGAATGCCCTAGCGTCAGAGGTTGCTGCTCAATCTAGTGAAGATGACGCTGCAATCTCGCAGACAAACGCGGGTGCAGCTGCAACCAACGCTTCGAATAGTGAGATCGCTGCGGCTGCAAGCGAGACACAAACAGGTCTGGATAGAGTTGCTACGAATGCAGATGTTGTCACAACAAATGCGGACGTGCTTTTGGCGGCTGCATCGGTAGCCGCTGCTGGTGCATCTGAGACTGCTGCAGGCCTATCCGAGATTGCTGCTGCTGCATCTGAAAGTGCTTCGGCTGCGTCCGAGAGCGCATCGGCGGCGAGTGAAGCTGCTGCTGATCTATCAGAGACCAACGCAGCTGCGTCCGAGGCTGCTGCTGGCCTGTCTGAGACAGCGAGTGCGGGTAGTGAAGCTGCTGCTCTGGCATCCCAAAGCGCTGCTGCGATTTCTGCTGCAGCTGCTCTGGTGTCTGAAGGCAACGCTGCGGCGTCCGAGACAGCTGCAGGGATCTCCGAGGCCAACGCTGGCTCAAGTGAGACTGCTTCTGGCCTTTCGGAGACGGCTTCTGGTCTCTCAGAGACTGCAGCTGCTCTTAGTGAGACGAACGCTGCTGCGAGTGAAACCGCAGCTGGACTGTCGGAAACTGCAGCTGGTCTCTCAGAGACAAATGCGGCTGCAAGTGAAACTGCAGCAGGGTTGTCTGAGACTGCAGCTGGATTATCGGAGACTGCTGCCGCGCTAAGTGAAACCAACGCGGCTTCTAGTGAAACGGCAGCTGGTATTTCGGAGACAGCGGCTGCACTGAGTGAGGCCAATGCGAGTTCGAGTGAAACAGCGGCCGGTCTTTCGCAGACAGCGACTGGTATCGCTCAGGTTGCTGCTGAGCTTGCCGAGACAAACGCAGAAGCGGCAGAAGTAGCTGCGGAACTTGCGGAAACGAATGCCTTTAATTCTCAGACTGCATCAGCTGCAAGCGCTGCGGCGGCTCTTATTTCTGAAGGTAACGCTGCAACCAGCGAAACGGCTGCAGGGCTTTCTGAAACTGCGGCAGGTTCGAGTGAGACCCAGACAGGTCTGGACGCAATCGCCACGGCTGCTGATGTCGTTACGACAAATGCTGATGTGGTTTTGGTAGATGCGTCAGAGGCTGCAGCATTGGCGAGCGAGCTTGCTGCTGCGATATCCGCAGCGGCCGCCCTCGTATCTGAAGGTAATGCGTCTGACAGCGAAGCCGCAGCTGCTACATCTCTGGGAAATATTGGAACCAGCGAAACGAACAGCGCGAACAGTGCAGCGGCTGCTTTGGCGTCTGAGGACGCTGCGGCAATTACTTTAGACAATTTTGAAGACCGGTATCTTGGAGTCAAATCCGCGGATCCAACACTCGACAATGATGGAGACCCATTGGTTGCCGGCACCCTATATTTCAGATCCCCAACGAACCCTGGATTCTACGTTTATACCGGAACTGTATGGATTGCCGGAGAGACAGGTCCACAGGGTCCTGCGGGAGACGGAGTCTTGCCTGGCGGTATTCTGGGTCAAACACTGACCAAGCTAAGCTCTACGGATTTGGATGTTGATTGGGCTGGGCCCTACACCCTTCTGAGTGCCTTTACCGGGCATGGTCATGCAATCTCAGATGTAACCAGCCTCCAAACCACGCTCGACGGCAAAGCCTTGAGTTCACACGCACACATCATTGGAGATACGACAGGTCTTCAAACTGCATTGGATGGTAAAACAGACACCGGTCACGCCCACATCGTTGGTGATGTCACAGGCCTCCAAGGTGCATTGGATGCCAAATCCGACGATGGGCACGGACACGTTATTGCGGACACGACAGGTCTACAGGGTGCTCTCGATGGTAAGTCGGACACCGGGCATGGCCACATCATCGGCGACACGACCGGGCTTCAGACGGCTCTGGATGACAAGGCAGACGCTGCCGATCTCAGCCTTTATTCAACTCTGGCCGGGCCCAACACTTTCACCGGTCTCACCACATTTGATGAACCAATTACGGACGTTATCAAACTTGAGGGTATCGGGCCCACCTTCCAGTTGAACGAAACTGACCACACAAGTGGCAGCCGGTGCACTAACATTTCTATGGTCGCCGGAAACTTAATACTCTTTTCCCAGCAAGATGACTACGGAGCGCTCATTGCTCCGCTGGGTCAGATGGACCGAGATGGTGGAGTTTCAGCAACCTACAGCTTCGTCCTACGCGCAGCTGGGGACATTCGTTACGCTCCTTTCTCGCACACCCACACAATCTCTAACACCACGGGGCTGCAGACTGCTCTCGATGGGAAAGCCCTGAGCTCACACACACATCCGCAGTCTGACGTTACCGATCTGGTAGCAGACCTGGCTGGAAAAGCGGCCGTCGGTCATGGGCACGTTATTGGGGATACCACAGGATTGCAGACTGCCTTGGATGACAAAGCTAACCGTGCGTCGTCCGGCTATGTTTATATTTTTGTTGACGGCACCCTTGGTGTTGCTAACCCGGCTGATCCTGAAGGCAATAACGATCCATTTGATACAATTGCAAACGCACTTTTATATGTAGAAACAACATATTCTGGCGTTGGGATGCTTGAGCTCGAAGTAGCAGCTGGAACTTACAACCATGTCGGTGATCTCGAACCACACTCAAATACACAATACCTAACAATTTACGGGGCTGGTATAGGTACTACAATTTTGAACTTTGACAGGTGTAACAGTTCAAATACACAATACTTCCAGTTCTATAATATGACTATTAACTCCGGTCTCACTGGCCTTGCTGTCGCTGGAAACAGCAACGGCGGCAACATTTACATTGATACAGTTACTTGGAATACAACAGGCCGATTCTTCATTGGTGGTTCACCTGACCCGTATTGGGGATTGCCGGGATCATGTATTCAAAACTCAACAATCATTGCTACATGGGATAGTGCCCTAACACGTCCATTGATCGCGCTCGCTGGAAATATCCAGTTTATAGGTAATGTGAACATTTCCATTACTAACTCAGTTACTAATAACGGAACAAACGGGGACGATATCCTCAGTGTTGAAAACGGCAGTGTGTCCGCATTGGACAACGCAACTATTAACATACAAGATGAACTCGCCAGCACACCAATCGCAGGTACTATTGATTTAAAGTATGGTGCCAAATATGCCGAAGGCACAGGCGTTACAATTACAAATGGCACATTTCTAAAAACTGACGCATCTGGTGTAGTGCAGGGCGATATTAAAGCTGTATATGAAGCTAATGCAGATACAAACGCATTCACAGATGCCGAGCAAACAAAGCTAACTGGCATTGATGATGGTGCAAACCTTTATAACCACCCAAGCGATGGTGTAGATCCTGGTGCAGCATTAACAGGCGCAGATGTATATTCTGACATAACAGTGAATGCAGCTGGACACGTAACTGGTTCAGCAGTAAGAGCATTGACTGCGGATGACGTTAGCGCACTTGCATTAATTGGTGGCACCATGACAGGTGATCTGATCATGTCTGCGTGTGACTTTGCTATTGAGGACGCCATACCAATCATCAAGTTCAAAGAAACGGATCAGGTTGAGGCTAGCCAAGGGTCGTACATCACCACGACAGACGGCTCTGTCACCATCGGCACATATACTGGCCCCGGTTACACAGGGGCTTCTTCGCTTGCCCGGTTTGACAGAGGCGGTGGGTTGACCCAGACTAAAAG